GGTACTTATACATTTTATGCAAACTTAGGATTAGCTATAGCAGCAGCTGTTTCAGGTGATGTAATAGTACTATTTACTAATTACACAGAAACAGTATCAAGTTCAGTTTTTTATAAAAATGGAGTAAACATTAATCTTAATGGACATACTTATGAGTATGCTGTAGCAGATATAAATGATACTCTTTCTGACGGAGGAATACCAGCTACAGTAACTATATTTAATGGTACTTTAAAAAGAACAAATAGCTCTGCTCCTACTAATACCACAGGAGTATGTTTAAAGTTATCTAATACTTCCAGTGAAATTACCTTACATGGAGTTACTGTAATAGCAGAAGACGGAAGTAATTGCTGTTATATTTCTGCTGGTAAATTGTCAGGAGGGTTTTATAGACAAATTGGTGCCGTTGCTGGTAGTTCTTTTGCTTTTTATGTTAACGGAATTAACGCAATTGTAGACAATGTTAATGTTCATGCAGATAGTAAATATACAAGAACTGACTTAGCTAAAATATCTAACAGCTATTTCAGAAGTGACGGTAGTTATGGTATTCATGTATTTTCAGGCGAAGCTTACAATATTACAGGTTATAGTACAGCTAATTATGGAATTTTATTAGGTAGTGCAAAAGTATTTAACTCAGTAGGAATAAGTACTTCACTTAGCGGTATTTACACAGGGACGAGTTCTGAATTGTATAATTGTTCAGGGTACTCATCTGCTAGTTACGGACTTTCAAATTTAAACTATGCTATGAACTGCTCAGGTAGAAGTATTGCAAGTTATGGAATGTTTACTGGTAGCTTTTCAGAAACTTACAATTGTACTGCTTGGAGTTCTGTTGCTCCAGCGATATTCTCTAGGGGTAGAATTGTTAAAACTAGTGCTATAACTACTTTTAATAATGCTGGGGGTCATGCCTTTGTAAATGTAGAAAATAACGATGAAATAGTAGACTGTTATGCAGAGGTAGCTAACGCTTCAGCTTATGGAGTATATGCTCCAACTACTAGTCCCTATGTAACTGGTTTTAGTGGTAGAGGAATGACTACTTTATTAAACCTTTCAAGTAACGCTCAAACAAATACAGAGGATACTTTCGGAAATATATTAATAGGATAAAATAAAATAAAACAATGGCAAAAGAATTAAAGCAATCAGTAACTCAGTATAATATAGATGAGTTTGTACCTAAAAGAGTAATAGTTCAATTTACAGAAAATGAACAAGAAAACCAAATAATAGTAGACTATGACTCTTTGACAGCAGACGAAAAAATTATATTTGATAACTATCAAATTTTGTGTGAAATTTTAATGAATAGCTAGTGAAAACAAGTACAGCAATAGGATATTTTTTAACTAGTATAATAGTGTTTTTAACGCCAGTAGCTCCTTTAATGGTAGTTATAGCTTTAGCTATATTAATAGATACTTTTTTAGGACTTTATAAGGCTTATAAAACGAAAACTAAAATAACTAGTCATAAACTTAGTAGAGTAGCTTTTAAAGTTCTCTTTTATGAAATTTTAATAGTTTTATTATATCCTATTGATGTATATATAATGGGCGGTTCTCTTTACGGAATAGAACACTTATTAACTAAGGCTGGAGTAGTGTTACTCGTTTTTATAGAAGCTCTGAGCGTTGACGAAAATATAAGAGCAATTAACAAGAATAGAGGCTTTGAGTTCTATTTTACTAAATTGATTACCGTTATAAAAAAAGGAAAAGCTTCCTTTACGGATATTAAAAAGAAACTATGAGGATTATTCTTGATCCAGGGCATGGTGGACTTTTAGACGGAGTCTATCAAACAGCTGGCAAAAGGTCACTAACTGAAATAGACGGAAGTTGGTATTTTGAGGGAGTAGGCAATAGGAGGATAGTTAACGAAATAGCGGCTTGTTTGCGTATTAATGAATACGAAGTTAAATTTACAGTTGACCCTACAGACCCTACAGACATATCTTTAAAAGATAGAGTTCAAAGAATTAACCAACTAGCTAAAGAGAAAGAAAGTATCTTAATTAGCGTACATTCAAACGGACATAGTAACACCTCAGCAAACGGACATGAAGTATTTACTTGTAATGGCTCTAGTAAGAATAGCGAGCTATTAGCGAATATATGGCTAGAAGAGTATTTTAAGCTAGTTAAAAACCAACGTAATAGAGGACATAAAAAAGCAAACTTTTATATTATAAAAAAAAGTTCTTGTCCTAGCATACTAATAGAGACTGCGTTTCATACTAACCCTGAAGAGGTAAGACTTCTAAGACACTGGGAGTATAAAATAAACGTAGCTCTAGCGGTGTTAAATACAATTAGACGATATGAAACTAGAAAGACTAGATAAAAATATCTATGTTACTTCTAGTAATCAAAACAAATAAGCTGTGAAAAAAAGAAAGCCAGCAAGCAAAGCAGTAAAATCACACGAACAGATAAGAGTAAGAGTATATCCTGACGAGTTAGAAGTATTAAATAATCTTCGTAACTTATGGAATGTAGCTATAGATAATGGTACAGACCCAAGAGAGGTAAAACATGGCTGGATAAAATCGAAAGAATCAAGTTTATTTATTAAAAATCATAACTATAAAGAGCTTGAACAAATAAAAATAGAGCAAACGTTTGAGCGTTTAATAGAAGAGTTCAAAGACTATTCTCCAGTATATCCTACTATTGAAAGAGATAAGATAAAAGACGGACATTTATTAGTAGTAGACCCAGCAGATATACATATAGGTAAACTTTGCCGAGCTTTTGAAACAGGACAAGAATATAACTCGCAAATAGCTGTTAAGCGTGTTAAAGAGGGAGTTCAAGGGTTACTTAATAAGTCGCAAGGATTTAATATAGATAAAATACTTTTGGTAATTGGTAACGATATTTTAAATACAGACACACCGAGACGACAAACAACAAGCGGAACGCCTCAAGATACAGACGGAATGTGGTATGATAACTTTTTAGATGGAGTTAGATTATATATAGACCTTATAGAAATGCTTATGCAAGTGGCTGATGTTCATGTAACATTCAATCCTAGTAATCATGACTATACTAGTGGATTCTATTTAGCTCAGTTAATTGCTACACATTTTAGGCAATCAGATAATATTACTTTTGATGTTTCTATTTCGCACCGTAAATACTTTACTTATGGACTTAATTTAATTGGGAGCACTCATGGAGACGGAGCGAAAATTAACGACTTACCTTTACTTATGGCACACGAAGCTATAGACTGGGGTAAATGTAAACATAGATATATTTATACTCATCATGTACACCACAAAACAGCTAAAGATATAATGAGTGTATGCGTTGAAAGCTTAAGAAGTCCTAGCGGTGCTGATTCATGGCACTATAGAAACGGATATATTCACGCTCCTCAAGCTGTTGAGGGATTTATACATCACCCATTGCATGGACAAATTGCAAGACTAACACATTTATTCTAATGAAATACTTATTAATTTTCCTCGTTTTAGTAGGCTGTTCAATGGAGCACCATTTAGGCAAAGCTATCAAAAAGGGGTACAAGCCTAAAAAAGAAGAGATAATAAAAGAAACTATTAAACTAGTAGAAGTTAGAGACACTATCACAGATGAGATTCTGAGAGTAGATACAATAAGAGAAATAGAAACTACTACTAAATACGAGAAAGTATATCTCAGCAGACAAGAGCGCAAAATGTACAGAGACAGTTTAGATCATGTAGTAAAAACATACAAATTAGAAATAAGCCGTTTTAAAGACGAATTAACGCATGAAAAGGAGTTGGCTAAGGTACAAGTCCAAAAAGATATAAAAGTCGCTAAAATCGAAAATAAACGCACTTCTTGGCTATTCTGGTTAATATTAGGAATAGTTATAGGAGTTTGTCGTAAATATATTTGGAAAATATTAAAAAGTTTGATTACATTTGTTTAACTTTTCATAGTTAAATTTTTTTAGGTTGATTTAAGCCCTTGATTTTCAGGGGCTTTTTTAGTTATTAACAATTAAAGTTTAATAAAAGTATAAAAAAAGTTTGTTTATTTGTTTAAGGTTATATATATTTGTAAAGTATTAATCAATTAACAATTAAAAAAATGAGACAAACAAAAGAATTTTCACTAAGTAAAGAAGTATCAGTTTACTACTTTTACGAGTTTAACAAAGCAGAACCTGAAGTAGGCTATATGGAAGACTGGATAGACATCGAGATTGAAAGCGTACAAATATTTAATGATACGTTTTTTGGTTTAGACATTACTGACTCAATAGACAGCTTACATTTAGAGGGAATTAAAACTAATATATTAGACAGCTTATGTACATTATAAAAGAACATGGAGCAGAGCCTAGATACTTTTCTACTATGACACAAGTAGCAGATTTTGTAGGCTGTTCTGTTTCCTCGCTTAAATATCACTTTAGCGTAAAAAAGAAAAAGAAAGAAGTAATTAACATGATCTTAATTGAAAGACAATGAAAAAAATATTTGTATACACAAACATAGTAATGGCAGTAGGATTCTTAATAACTACGTCAATAATGGCTTGCTATTATAACGAAAAGAATAAGCAAGTTATTCAAGAACAAAACAAGGAAATTATTAAACTAAAAAATAAACTAGAATGGAAAGAGAAATAATAGACTATTTACAGGCTATACCTGTAAGCTTAGAAGACTTAAGAAAGAAAAATAGAAAACGAGAAATAGTTTACTACCGTTACGTAGCAATGTATTTACTCAGAGAGAAAGGCTACATAATAGCAACTATAGGACGTTTTTTAAATAGGCATCATTCAGACGTTATTCACGCTTGCAAACAAGTTGACGATGCTATAGCTGGCTACAATAAACAACTTCTTAGAGTTTACGAATTAGCAAAAGAGGTGCATGTAGATAGGAGAATACTTTGCAAGCCTGTTA